TGGCCCGCCAGGCGGAGAACGACGCCTCAACCGCCGACATGGCGCGCGAAGCCAAGGCCATCGATGCGTTGCTTAATCAGGCCGATTTGCAGGGCATCTTGGTCGGTCGGGATCGTGAATTCTATGCCGCGCGCCTTGCTTACCTCGATATCGAGATCGGCAAGCGAAAGACCTTGTCCGGCCTGTTCGCCACCGGCGCCGACCTCGAAGCAGGGGCCAAGGCCGCTGCCGACCTGGACAAATACCTGGATCCGGAGAAGGCCAAGGAGTTCGGCAATGCGCTGAAAGGTTCACTTGGTACCGCCGCGGCATCGATGATCGCGCTGACCAACGCCATGCAGAAGTATGGCAAGGAGCAAGGAGACATCGAGAAGCAGTACAAAAACGCCGAGATCTCGCGCCGGACGGGGCAGAGTACCCAGGCTGAATATCTGGACGAGATCAACCGGCTGAACGCTCGCAACACGAAGGAACAGCTAAACAGCTACGGCAACATGGCAAGCGCTGCCGCCGGCTTCTTCGACGAGCACAGCCGCGGCTACCAGGCGTTGACGACGGTGTCGCAGGTGTTCCACGCTGCAGAGCTGGCGATGACGATGGCGGAGCTGGTGCCGAAGGCAATCAGCGCCGTCCTGACCCAGGGCCAGGGCGATCCGTACACCGCATTCGGCCGCATGGCTGCCATGGGTGCGCTGGTGGCCGGGCTCGGCGTTGCGATCGGTGGCATTGGCGGCGGAAACGTCGCCAGGGACCGTCAGGCGGCTCAGGGCGCGGGTTCGGTGCTGGGTGACAGCGATGCGAAATCGGAGTCACTCAAGAAGTCGCTCGACCTGATCGAGAAAAACACCTACCAGGACCTGGCCATCAGCAACAGCATGCTGGCCACCCTGAAGAGCATCGACAGCAATATCAGCAGCTTCGCCAGCCAGCTGGTGCGCAGCACTGACATCACAAACCCGGACGTCGCGCTGAACACCAACAACGGTCTCGCCTCAACGGCAGGCATGTTGGGCATGACGGCTGGCGGTGCTGCTCTGGGCGGTATGGCTGGCGCCGGACTCACCGCCTTCACCTCCCTTGGTGCTGTTGGTGGCCCGATAGGCATGGTTGCCGGCGCTATTGCAGGGGCGATCCTTGGGAAAATCCCGGCAGTAGCGAACCTGATGACCTCGGTCTTCGGCGGTAAGCAGAGCGTCGAGGATTCCGGCTTCAAGATGGATGCGACCAGTCTGGCGAGCATCTTGAGCAATGGTGCGCATGCTTATCAATACGCTGACATCAAGACCTCCGGCGGCTGGTTCCGCAGCGACAAGCACAGCGAGCAGTCCAACCCGCTGAGCGACGCCGCCAACCAGCAGTTCACCAGCATCATCACCTCGCTGGCGGACAGCATCAAGGCCGCAGGCGGGATGCTGGGCCTGTGCGCAGATGACTTCACCAACAAGCTGAACAGCTTCGTGGTCGACATCGGCCATGTGAGCCTGAAGGACTTGAAGGGCGACGAACTGCAGAAGGCGCTGGAATCGGTCTTCTCGAAGCTGGGCGACGACATGGCGCAGTATGCCGTCGGCGGGCTGCAGGACCTGCAGCAGGTGGGCGAGGGCTACCTCGAAACCCTGGTGCGCGTCGCATCCGAATATCAAACCATCGACGTGGTGTTCCAGTCGTTCGGTAAGACGTTCGGCGAAGTTGGCCTGGAATCGATCGCCGCGCGCGACCGCTTGGTGCAGCTGGCCGGTGGGTTGGACAAGTTCACCAGTCAGGGCGAGTACTTCCTGACGAACTTCTTCAGCGAACAGGAGCAAGCCGCGGCGCTCAAGGCGCGGGTGCAGCCTGTGCTGGACCAGTATGGCCTGCAGGCGTCCGGCGAGGGCGCGATGCGGGCCCTACGCGACTTTGTGGTTTGTCTGGACACGACGACCGAGGCCGGCGCGCAGGCCTACGCGACGCTGATGCAATACGCACCAGCAATCAAGCAGATCGCTGACGCCGAGCAGCACGTCTACGATGAGCGCAAGGACCTGCAGGACAAGCTCGACGAGCTGACCATGACGTCGGCCCAGCTGCGGGAAAAGGAGCGCGCAGCGATCGACGCCAGCAACCTGGCGCTCTACGACGAGGTGCAGGCGGCCCAGGCAGCGAAAGACGCAATCGAGACGCACAACTCGCTGCTCGAGATTCAGGCCCAGATCTACCAGCTGACCGGGGACAAGGCGGCAGCCGCCGCGGTGCTGGAACAACAGCATGCTGCAGCGCTGGCGACACTGGATCCTGCCCTGGTCGGGGCAACCCAGAAGCTGTGGGACCTGCAGGCAGCGGCGAATGCTACCCAGCAGGTCAAGGCCGATGCCACCACGCTGCTTGGCGGGGTCGACGACGCGTTTTCCGCCCTCCAGAAGGTGGTCGATCGCGAGAAGACCGCAACGCAGCAGATCGTTGACGCGCACACGGCGGCCGTGACCAGGCTGCAAGGGCTTTCGCAGGCCCTGCATAGCGCATTCGATGGCAGCCTGACGGCCGACCAAAAGTTGGCCGCACGTGCGCAGGCACAGGCGGAGATCCGCGCTGACCTGGCCATCACCAAGGCCGGCGGCACGCTGTCGGAGGCACAAGTCGAGTCGCTGAAGAAGGCGCTCGGCGCGGTCACGCAAGACGCATCGAAGCAGTTCGGCTCGCGCGAAGACTACATGTTCGATCTGTTACGGACGCAGAGTGAAATCGCGCAGCTGGGCGACATTACCGACGATTCGCTGTCGATCGAACAAAAGGCCCTCGATGTCGCCAAGGACAACCTAAAACGTCTCGATGACATCGTTGCGAATGGCCAGGCACAGATCGACGAACTGAAGGGGCAGTCGGTCGCAACGCTGTCTCTGGCGCAAGCCATTGCAGCGCTTCAGGGCGCAATCGGTGGCGCGAAGTCGAATCCGGTCGTTGGCGGCACATCAACCATCGCCGGCTTCTACCAGGATCTGCTTGGCCGGGCGCCGGATCAGGACGGCCTGAAGTTCTGGCAGGACCAGCTTGCCCACGGCATTTCGCTCGACGCGATTCGCGCCGCCTTCATGAGGGGCGACGAGTACAAGGACCACCAGAAGGCGCTGGGCATACCGGGCTTCGCCAGAGGTGGGGACTTTGGCGGCGGCTGGCGGCTTGTGGGCGAGGATGGGCCAGAGCTGGAGGCAACCGGGCCGGCGCGCATCTTCAACGCTCAACAGACCTCGGGCCTGCTGAGCCGGATCGGGGCTTCGTCAGAGGGCAGCACAGCGCTGGTGAACGAAATGCGCGGCCTTCGTGCCGACAATGCGGCGCTCCGCGAAGAAGTGAAGGGTCTTCGAGCAGAGACCCGTGCGGTGGCCACTCATGCCGCCACGACCGCAGGCCGGTTGAAACGGGCGATTAAGAACGACACGCTGGAAATCAGTGCGCCGAAGCCGATCGCCGTGATCGTAACAACGGAGTAAGGAGACATATGCCCAATTGCAAGGTGATCAAGCCGGTGCCGATCACGACCGCAATGTTCAGCTACTGCACTGTGACGCAGCCGGCGCCCGGGGAAGTTCTCTGGCGTCCGGACGCGGCATACGCGGTAGGTGACAAGGCCATTCGCACGGAGACGCATCTGGTCTACAAGCGGCTGGTCGCCGGCACCACAGCTACGCCACCCGAGGACGACCCCGCAAACTGGTACCCCTACAGCTCCACTCAGCAATGGGCGATGTTCGATCGAAAGGTGGGCAGTCAGACCTCGACAAATGGTGATCTGGTTATTGTGCTGACGCCCGGCCAGATCAACAGCATGCTCTTCCTCGAGGTGGAAGGGCGCTGGGTCCACGTCATCATGAAGGACCGCCCAGGCGGAACGATTGTTTACGACAAGTTGGTGGATCTGGACGTCACTGAGGTCAACAGCGTCTACGACTTCCTCTTCGAGGAGCGAGAGCAGAAGAAGGACTTCGCACTGACAGACCTTCCGTCGATCTTTATCACGTGCGAGGTGACGATCACGATCTCGTCGACGTTCCGGTCCTCGATTGGTGTGCTGCAGGTCGGGCAACTTATTGAGGTTGGTGACACGCAGTACGGAGCGTCAGTTGGGATTGACGACTACTCGCAGAAAGAGCGCGACACCTTCGGAAACCTCGACGTGGAAGAGGGCTCGTACAGCAAGACGAATACCTTGTCGGTGGAAATCGCCAAGAAAGACTTCAACCGCCTGTACCGAATGTTTGCTTCATTGCGCGCGACTCCCTGCGGGTACATCGGTGTCGATGCAGAAGGATTTGAGCCGATGCTCAATTACGGGTATTACAGGAGCTTCTCCATCACGGTTGAATACCTAAATTCCTACCTTTGCGCACTCGAAATTGAAGGACTAAGCACATGACCTCTGCTATTACCCCGATCCCACCGCTTGATTGGACCTCCCCCACGTTCAAGAATGACGTGGGGGCGATGTTCTCTACCTACTTCCCGAACTTGACGGTCGAGCTGACGGCGTTCTTCTCCGCGCTTACCACGCTGGCCGGCGGTGGTGGATTCAGCATTCCCTATAAGTTCTCGACGACGACGACCGCGGGCGACCCGGGCCCTGGCTTCCTGCGCCTGAATACGGCAAGTGCGGCCACGGCGACGACCTTGTATCTCGACCTGGTGGGGAGTGACGCCAAGGACTACACCACGCTGCTCGACACGATGGACGACTCGAGCAGTGCCGTGCTGGGCCAGCTGCGCCTGATGAAGGTGACGGACCCCACGAAGTTCATGTGCTTCAACCTGACGCTGCTGACGACCGCCTCCGGGTATCGCCAGCTCACGGTCGTGAGCACCGGCTACAGCGACACCGCGCCCTTCCTGAACAATGATGTCGTGCTGCTCCACTTCACCCGGACTGGTGACCGCGGATCTACCGGCCCGGCCGGCACGATCGTTCGTCGCACGGTCTCCGTGGCCTCGAACACGGCGCCAGCACCGGACATCAGCACCACCGATCTGTACGCAATCACTGCTCTGGCCGGTGCTGCAGTTGTCGGCGCGCCGACGGCTTCGGGCAACGGCGCCAGCGACGGGCAGGGCCTCATGTTCCGTATCAAGGACAACGGCACGGCACGTGCGCTGAGCTGGAACGCCATGTACCGCGCCGGTTCGGACGTGATCCTACCGACGACAACCGTGCTCGGAAAAACCCTGTACGTGGGCTTCATCTATAACGCGGCCGACAACAAGTGGGACCTCGTCTCGACCTTGGGTAACATCTGATGACTATCCTCTATGCCCGCCCAAACCTGGTGGATCTTGGTGACGTCACCGGATATTCGCTGACTTCTGGAGGTCCGAGCGCCAACAAGACGCCGACGAACGCCCTCGATACGCTGGTTTTCGATAGCAATTCAGGGCCGAGGCGTTCAATTGCCGGCTACCTCCCCGGCTACGCCGTCCAGCTCCTGATGAGTGTGCCGATGGATATCGTGGGGACAGTCAATCTGACCAAGGACTCGGTCCTGATGGGTACCGTCGGGGGTGTGACACTGCAGGGGTATAACGGCAACTCCTTCGACAACATCTACCATCTTGACGCCTCCCAGTGCGTCGTCGGCAGCCAAGGTCTGGCTATGTCTGGCGATACCTACTGGCAGCTGCAAGGCAATTTCACTACCATCGGGCAAATCCGCATATATGGTGGCACCTTTGACGAATATCTGTACTGTACAGACGGGTCTACCATTACCTGCAATACTATTTTCGTGACCGGTTCGAGTCCAACCACGAACGGCACCTTGTTCACCGGCAACGGCATCAATCTAGTCGTAACTGGGGCTGACAACGGGACCAGCGTCACCTGCAATATTGCGAACATCAACGCGCCAGGCCAGGTTTCGATCACCTTCACGGACAAGAGCTCCACCCTGAAGACCACGCTCCTTGGATCCGCTACCTGGAACTTTACTAATGACACCGGCAATGCACAGGGCACTGGTGGGGTTCAGTTCAACGGAGCGGTCAGTTTCGGCACTTTCAACGGCGGCAAGGGTGCGATAAATATTTTTAACGCTGGCAGTTTCTACACAGCCACGACTTGGAATCTTGATGGTAGTGGGCAATACACCGTTCTTAAGTCGACAAGCACTACGCCGGTCCAGCTGGGCAAGCCAGCCGGCGGCACCATTGCCGCCAACTTCTGCAACTTCAACTACATCAACTGTGCCACATCACCGCTAACTCTAATTCGCGCCACCAATTCGAAACTGACCGGCGGTGGCACGGGTATCACGCTGGTCGGGATGACCTCCCGTTTCATGCCTTTCTTTTAAGGATAGCTATGTACATTCGCAATGGGCAGCCCTTCGACATCTCCGCGCCGCAGGTATTGAACGATGTGCAATACCCGCCTGGTTGGTTCTTCGACGCCGAGCAGCGGGCTGCCAATAACATCCTCCAGATCCCTGACCCAGTGCCGCCGGCGACCACGGCCACGCAGATCGCAACCCTCGTCGAGTTCCGACTGTCCAGCGGCGTCTGGGCGCCGCGATGGCAGGTCGTTGAAAAGACGTCGGAGCAACTGGAAGCCGAAGCCGCTGCGCTCAAGACGGACATCGAAGCGGCCGTGGCCCAGTGCTATGTCGATGTCGATGCCGTTACCAAGGACGCGGTTGGCGCGCGCACCGAGGAGTACCGCGAGGCCGAGGAAGCCGCCCGTACCTTCGCCACCGCTGGCTACCAGGGGGACGTCGCCCTGTCAGTTTCGAGCTACGCGCAATACAACCCAACCCGCCAGGCCCAAACCAACCAGTGGGCAGCGGACCAGATCATCGCCAAGGCGGATGCCTACCGTGAGGCCCAGGTGCAGATGCGCGCTAGGCGCTTCGAGTGCCAGACCGGCATGCGCGCGTCGACGACGCGGGAGCAGCTGGCGGCCGCAGTCGCGAACTGGCGCAACTTCATTGCCGGCATCCGCTCGGCGCTGGGCCTGTGATGCGCGGCGGCTACGTTAAGGTCCGGCTCACCAGCCGCTGGCCCTACAACCCACTGAGTCTGGTGATCGGCATCGCAGCCGGTTCCCGCCAGTTCAGCCACGCCATCACCATCATCGGCGACCGGGCTTATGAAGCCTCGATGACGCACGGCTGCCGCGCAGGCTCTGTCGATGATCTGATGGAAGGCGTAGCGGTCTACCGCGACATGCCGGTCTGGGTTCCGGACATCGATGCCGCGCAGGCGTTTGCCGAGGCCCAGATAGGGAAGGGCTATGACTGGCCTGGGGCCGTCGGCATCCCTTTCACCTATTCGGAGGACTGGAGCGACGATAGCTGCTGGTGGTGCTCGGACCTATCCTTTGCCATCGTCCTGGCTGGCGGCACGCGTTTGCTCGATCCGGATGTGATGAAGCGCGCCCGGCCGATCGATCTTCACATGGCCGATTACCTCAAAGGGCCGATCATGCGACGGCGACAACCACCGACTCAACCACCTAACCAACCTGCCTCGGCAGGTTTTTTTTCGCCTAACGCATAGGGCAAACATGAACCAAATTACTCCTCCCGAAGCGGGCAGCTACGCCGGCGCCGTCGTGGCCATCGTCGCCTCCATGACCCTGACGCAGTGGGGCATCATCGTCGGCATCATTACCGCGTTGGCGACGTTCTTCCTTAACGCGTTCTACATGCGTCGCCGTGACCTGCGTGAGGAGCGCGAGAGCGCGGCAACCCTTGCAGCACTGGGAGCGAAACAATGATCTCCGCACTCATTTCCTTTTTCGGTGGCTCGGTCTTCCGGATGATGTGGGGCGAGATCTCGTCCTGGATGACGGCGCGTCAAGACCATTCGTTTGAGATCGAGCGCCTTCGCCTGCAGGGCGAGCTGGACGCCGCGGCGCACGGGCGCAACATGGAAGCCATCAAAGTGCAGGCCGACCTAGGCGTCCAGACCATCCGCGTGCAGGGCGAGACCGACCTGGCGCGCATTGATGCCGGCGTGTTCGGCCAGGCCGTCGAACTGACCGGCAAGCTGACGGGTTTCGCCGTGGTCGACATCTGGAACGGCGTCATCCGCCCGATGCTGGCCACCGAGTGCATGCTGCTCTGGCTCTTGCACCTGTACCGTCACAACTGGACGCTGGACGAGCAGGGCTGGGCGCTGGTGGGCGCGGCGTTGGGCATCTTCGTCGCCGATCGCACGCTGCTCAAACGGGGAAAGTGATGACCCGGGCCGAGTTCGAAGCGCTGGCCGTCCAGGTGGCGGGAGCGCTGGCTAGGCGCTTCGAGGGCCTGTTCCTCCTGCCGTACCTGTGCCCGGCCGGCATTCCGTCGATCGGGTACGGCGCCACCTACTACGAGGATGGCGTACGGGTGACGTTGAAGGATCCGGCGATCTCGCGGGAGCGCGCCGAGGCGCTGCTGCTGTGGATGGTGCGCACAATCTACCTGCCGGCGGTGCTGCGCCTCTGTCCTGGTGCGGACACGCCGGAGCGGCTGGCGGCGCTGATCGACTTCGCGTTCAACCTCGGTACTGGCAATCTGGCGGCGAGCACCCTGCGCAAGCGTGTGAACGCTAGCCGCTGGGCCGATGTACCTGCTGAAATTCGGAAGTGGAACCGCGGGGGCGGGCGCGTCCTACGGGGGCTGGTGCTCCGGCGCGAGGCAGAGGCGGCGCTGGTCTGATCTGACAACCGGACGGCCGTTTCACGCAGTATTGCGAGACGGCAGCTTGAGCCAGCCCAGAAGTCAAGTCATTAAATAAACGTTTCAATAACGCGACAGATCAATTACAAATTCCATTTGTATTTTGAACGCTGTGAACAAAGGAATCGTTATACGTCGTAAAGAAAACTTGCATAACGTGGATTTATCAGTATATATCTGTTTATCTGATTGCAACAAAAGCCACGAAATGTAGTATTTGGCGACTGCGAAATGAAGACGAAATTTTATTTCGCGAAAACGCTGTAACCAATCCCTATCCTTGCGAGAGTGACGGCAACCTTGCTATTCTGTTCCTTGCTGGAGACAGCAACGAAAAAGCCCCGGGACACTTCTCACGGCATCCGGGGCTTTGAATCGTCAACCTACTTACGATGACTCAGTCATCAGAAAGACAATCCGATATGGACGATACCTCTGTCACATCACAAGGTCAACATCCGGTCATCATTACGGCATCACAATTGGGCCAATTGGCGGATCTGTGCAACTTTATGCAGTTGCTGCGCGCCTGGTGGGACCATTTCGAAGCGGTGATCCGGCAGCTGGATAAAACCGCTGCGGCAAAAGCCTACGACATCATGATCGACGGCGTCATTGCCGCCCGCCAGCTGGCCAGGGATCTGGGTTTCGACATGGCGGACCCGGCGTCTTTCAACTGGTCTGCTTCAATCCGGGTTGAGCAACCAGCATTCGAGTAAGGCAGCGCCCTTGAGCGCCGGCGGGCTACTTGGCTTCGGCCGGCGCCGTGATGGTTTGGCCGGCAGCCTGCTGGGCGCAGAGTTCGTGCAGCTTCTCGGATACACCCTTCGCCTTAAGTATCCGGAGTATGCGTTCAATCTGACCGTTGCACTGATCCTGATTCGACTCGGCGTTCGGGTATGGCTTTGGCCCTCGCCGCGTGTCGATATTGGTCATCGCCTCGTTGAAGTTCTCCTTGTTGGCCTCCCGTGCCTTGCAGGCGGCCGCGGCCAGTTCATCTGCCGACATATCCTTCATCTCCTGGTACTCGAGCGCGACGCACGGACCGGCGAACGCAGGTGTTGCGCAGGCCAGCAGGAAGGCGAAAACAGGAACGAGCTTCTTCATGGGGCATCCGGAGTAGGGCGGCAGCTGAGCGTGCCGGGTCGCACGCGGAAGTATAGCCCACTGTAAACTTGTGATTATCACAAATTATCACGCTGCCGCATCACGCCTCAGCGGGGAGACGCTGGCGCTGGCAGCCGGCTTACCGCAGTAGTCGGCCCAAACCTGCATCAGCACTTTCCGCTTTTCGATCAGGTCGCCTCGACGGTAGGCTGCTTCGACCTTGTCGGGCAAGCTATGCGCGAGCGCATGCTCGCATACCTCGCGCGGGAACGAATTGCCGACCGACTCGGCGCACCAGTCACGGAACGTCGAACGGAAGCCGTGCACGGTAATTTCGCTGCGATCCATGCGACGCAGCACCGCCGTCAGACTCATATCCGATAGCGGAACGTCGCCACGCTGGCCCGGGAAGACGTGGTCGCCGAGCCGAGGCATGGCTTTCAATAGACGGAGCGCTGCGGTTGAAAGCGGCACGCGATGTTCGCGGCCGGCCTTCATCCGTTCCGCCGGTACGGTCCAGACTGCATTGTCCAGGTCAATTTCACCCCACTTGGCTCCGCGGATCTCACCCGACCTGGCGGCGGTCAGAATCCCGAACTCGACCGCACGCGCGGCGATGCCTTCGCGCTGGCGCAGATCAGCCATGAATTCGCCGACTTCCTGCCAGGGCAGGGCGGCATGGTGCTCTACGCGCGCCACCTTGTTCGGATCGGCCAACAAGTTGTCCAGGTGGCCCTTCCACCGTGCCGGGTTCTCGCCCGCGCGGAACTTGCTGACCGTGGCCCAGTCGAGGATATTTTCGAGGCGGCTGCGCAACCTGGTGGCCGTCTCGGTCTTGGTTTGCCAGATTGGCTGGAGCACCTTCACGACCAAGGCGGTGTCGATCGAGGAAACCGGCAGACTCCCGATGATTGGGCTCGCGTAGGTCGCAATGGTGCTTTTCCACTGCGCCGCATGCTTGGCGTTTTTCCAGCTGCCGCGGTGCGCTGCGATATACTCGGTGGCGCAGTAGTCGAACGTGACCGTTTTGGCTTCTTCCAGCTTGCTCGCGAGCTTCTCGGCATTCCGGGCGTCAAGCGGATCAGTCCCGGCGAGCAGAGACGCTCGGCACTCCTTTGCCTTGTCGCGGGCGTCGCTCAGGCTGACAGTGTGCAGCGCTCCGAGCCCCATCTGGCGCTCTTTGCCGGCCCGCGAATAGCGGAAGATCCAGCTCTTTGTGCCGGTACTGGACACCTGCAAATAGAGCCCGGCGCCGTCGCCGTAATAGCCGGGCTTGCTTGCCCGACTCACGGCCGCCGCCGTCAACTTCTCAACTGTCTTAGCCAATTCCTACCCCCGTCTCTACCCCCGTCGATACCGTAGATTGTAGTAGAGTTTGGTAGATCATAGTAGACTAAATTCTGAGATTTTTCTCTATGAGAGACGCTCAAAAGTAGACTCTGGTAGACGCCAAAAGATATGGCGGAGGCGGACCCTCTCTCCGCCAAAAACACCTAAAAGCCCCTATGAAGGGGCTTTTTCATTTCCGCCTACCCCCGACTCTACCCCCGGCCTAAACAAGGTCCTTTTTAACCCCTGTTTGGAGCCCGGCCTGCCATTCCGCGATCGCTGATTCATCCCACGCGACGGCCCTCGGGCCCAATTGGACCGGCGCCGGGAAGGTGCCTTCCTTGATCCGCTTATAGATGGTGGCGCGGGCCAGGCCGACGGCGTCCATGACAGCCTGAAGGCGCAGAAATTTCTTGGGTGTGCTCATCGCTCGCTCCATTTCAGTTGTTCTCGCTCGGCGCGCCGGCGCCGATGCTGGTGGTCGTTTTCGTGTTTCCCGCCCGCGATGCGCTCGACCGAGTATCGGGACGCGGCTTTCTTTTCCCGGAGCGCTTCCTCAGCAGCCTGTGGCGAACGATTCGTTCGATTGCATCGCCGAGGGTCATGTCCTTGAACTGGATGTAGGTCGCGAGGGCCTTCTCGACCTCCTGCGACACCACGACCGGCGGGAGCAAGGCTTTCCCCTCGGCTTCCAGCTTTGCCCGTCGACGCGCTTGCCGCTCTGCTGCCGACAGGGCGGCTCCGGTGGATGGTCGACCGCGCTTCTTCGCGGCTTCCGGCGTCACTGCTGTGTTATCAATCGTCTGCATGCTCTTTACTCGCGCAAGGAATTAACGTGAGAAATCACGGTTTTTCTATAGGCAGAATTCACCCGATCTCAGCCGCGGTTAAGGCCACCGGCGTAGGGAAGCCGCCGCAGCCCCCGTTGGCGCCGTAATCGAAGCCGGGGCATCCTTTGCCGGAGTTCGGGCAAGGGTTCGCACAGTGCGGTCCCAGGGGGATGGTCTCGCGGCCCTGCGCCAGTTCGTCCATCATGGCGTTGATCGCTTCGTCCCGAGACAGGGCGCGGCCCTGGTCGTCGGTCATGTAGGTCTTTTGGTTCTTGCGCAGACCCTGTAGCTGGCGGATGCCGCCGCGCACGCTCATGCACATGTATGTGGTGCGGCTCGTTGTGGTGAGGCTCATTCGTCGTCGCCTTTCTTGTCGTTGGTCTTGTTCGGGTTGGGCTTGTTGAAGGGGACCTCGTCGAGCTCGCGGCGCCGGCGTCTCGACAGGTAGAACTTGCTGGGGCCGTGCGTCCAGCCGGGCTCTTGCTTAAGGCCGAGGCGGGCGAGCTTTTGCGCTATGGTCTCGCGTGGCTTTTTCTCGTTGCTCATGTCATGGCCTCGACGCCGACGGCCTTGATATAGGCGGCGCGCAGATCCGCAATCTCAGCCACCATCGCGCGCTCGACGTCGGTGGGCATGAACAGCGGGAAATCGGCTGCGAGGCCGAGGCGCTGGCGCCAGGTCCGGATCGGCACCGTTGGTGCTGGCGCGCTGGCGATTGTGTTGTTGTCCATGTGGCTTATCTCCTCAGGTATCGTCAGGGCTGGGCAGCGTCAGGGCGAGCGCGACATTGCGCACGCAGATTGGTGTCGCGCTCAGCACGAAGGCATCTCCGGGGTGGCGTGTTAAGCTTCTCGCAATATTTGCGAGGGGAAATATGAGAGAGCATGTGCTCCGGTTTATTGGTGCTGTTTTTTTGACGATCCTTGCCCTGCTGGGCATTGGCGCGGTTCTTCACATACTCGTCACGCTGCCGTTCGAAGGAAAAGGGCCAGAGTGGGTTGGTGCCATCGGCACGGTGGCGACCCTCATTCTCACTATCTGGCTGGCGACTGAGAGCGAAAGGAAACGTAAGCGTGAGGAGCTCGACCTTGCGCTCATTACCGCAGCAGAATTTGCTCTTTGGATCCCCAACATGCAGCTCACACTGGAGACGGTCCGCAGCATGCTTCCCATGACGAGAAATGGTTCTTTCGGCGAGGTCTACGCAAACTGCCACGAGCAAATACAAAGTGCGGGAATCTGGAGCACCGACTCTCTGAAGCCGCTTGTCGTTCTCCCGGAACACGCCGCAGCTCATCTCGCCTTCGCATCCACACGAATCAGGTCCATAAGTGCCGCCTTTATTGAAGGTAAAAACGCCGAGATGCCCTACGTAGCCGATGTCCACAAAATGGAAGAGATCCTCACGCGGCAGCTTGATGAAGCTATCGAACAGCTCGAGGGCCCTTTGCGCGCCTGTGTTGGATTCCTGATCGAACATGGTTTTGGAAACGAGCTGCCCGCCTAACGTCTCACGAACATGTACTTGATTCACAATTCGGCCTCCGAAGACAGCCGGGGCTGCACTCGCCCCGGCCCGTATTCAACGCTGCTGTAGACACTGGTGAAGCCTAGGTACGGTTTGAAGGGATCACCGGGCCGCTCGGCGCCGAAGTAAATCTTTTGTACAACCGCCCGGCCGTCGTGAACTAAACCGTGCAGCACGTGCCCGAGGCAGAAGCCGATCTTGTACCGCTCGCGGATGTCGTTGAAATCGCTCCGCCTAAGCCACACCCCGATGCACTCATTCAGACGTGCCACCAACTCGGCCTTCACCGGCTCGGAGAAGGCCAGGTTCCAACGGCGTTCTACGTCGGGAGGCTGACCGCCACTCCTGCGAACTGGCGCAGGCTCCGTGAACAGGGCCAGCTGGTTCACGGGGCTGCTCCCGGCGGCGCCGGCATCGGCATCCAGTGCGTCACGCGCTCGACCGTGATCAGCATGGCGTCGACGTAGCGCCACGTGTCGCCAGTGCGGAAGCCCGGCCACACGTCGTCATCGTTCAGCGCGAGCAGCACAAGGGTTTCGTCATCGGGCAGGCGGTCCGCGACGGGGATCCAGTCGCTCATTTCCCCGCTCCCCGGCAGCCCATGTGCGTGTACCCGTCGGCGGCGACGCGCTTCGTGACGGCTTCGCCATACACGCCAAGGTATTGGCAGCCGGTAGCGGGGTCGGTGATGATCGCGATGGCGGTGCCGCTGCCGATGGTCGCGGTCGGCGTGCCCGGACTCGGCGAGCACCCGGTGCAGGTGGCCAGCAGCGCTAGCACCAGGATCAAGCCGACCAGGGCGCGGCCGGCGAGGCCGGCCAGCTGCAGGTGCGTATCGCGCTGTGCGGGGGACGGGGCGGGCTGGCGCTTCATTGCATGCGCCCCTTGACCAGCGTGTTCACGTCCTTGAAGCCGTAGTGCGCGGCGACGCTGGCCAGCAGCGACGTCTGGCAGCGAGCATCGAAGTAATCGAGATGCTGCAACACCCACTCGATCGATTCGGTGAAGCAGCGCTGACCGCGGCTGTCCGCAAGGCTGATGACAGGCGCATATTTACTCGCGTCGGCATAGCCCAGGGTGCCGCCTTTATAGAACAGCGGTGGATGCAGGTCCACCTCCACGTATCCTTCAACGTGCAGCACTGACTGTTGCGCAGGTTGAACGTCGGATATTGATTTTCCTGCAACGCCCGTGTTATTCTTACCATTCCCCATTGCTCATCTCCAAAAGTAAGGGGCGTAAGACGCCATCTGATGCTCGAACATCAGGTGGCTTTTTTTTGCCCCGAACGGGTACTCGAATGGCGTGGCGCCAAGCGAGAGCTGATCAGGGAGTGGCCCGGAACACGAGCGACCACTCCTTGACTTGGAGGTTATATTAGCTTGAGGCTAAACAATGTGCAAGAAGAATATTTAGCTCACGGCTAAAGAAATGACGGGGCTAAAACGGCAGGGGATTATCGTCCGGCGGCGGAACTGAAATGTCCAGGTCGTACCAGTCGAGGTCTTGGTCGCCAAGAGCCTCAGCAATGCGCTGCGTTTGGAAGGGCGCATACGACAAGATTCGGTCATCGTCGGCTGCGACGAGCAGGACAGGCCTTGGAGTGAAGTAGGGTTGTAGGCGCGCCAGCAGCTGATCGCCTGCAGCGGTGCCGATATAGCTTGCGTCGACGAGTACGACGGCGAGGGAAATGCCGAGAGCTTCGGCGGTTGCGACTTTGAAGATCGTACTCAACAGGACCTCTTAGAAATGGCTGCTTTCGCGTAGCACCACGCGCCCCACGACCAGGCATTCGACACCGTCGCAAAGCTTCCGATGGTACTTGCGCTGGTCCTGGTGGTCGGAGCTGAGCCACCAGCGGCCGGCGTCGCGGATCATCCTCTTCACCACCGCCTCGCCCTCGTAATTGACCGCGTAGACCTTGCCGTCGACCGGTGTGGTTTCCAGTGTGTTCACCAGGATGACGTCGCTGTCGTACAGCGTCGGCTCCATGCTTTCACCCTTCACCCTCATGGCGATCAACTTCTCGGGGATATAGCCGTTCTTCCGCATCCAGTGCACGTTCACCGACAGTGCATTTTCCGGACCTTCTTCCGGCTCAGTCCTGAATCCGCGGATCCCAGCCGAAAGGCGCAGCGTGACCATCCGGACCTTCACGAAAGCGAGGTCGTCGGGATCGAACGACAGCGGAACAAGCTGGGCCGCGTTCACGCCGTATGGGGCCGGCTCTTGCTCGACGCGTAGCGGCTGGCCATCGGTGTGTTCGGTGTCCATCCAACCTGGCGGAAGCTCAAGCGCTTCTTCAACAGCGCGGCACGATGCTGTGCTGATCACGCGCGGGCGGCCAGTGATCGAGTTCGGTGAACGGTTCAGCCACTGGCTGACTTGCGAGGCGCTCTTCCCCGTCCTCTCGGAGAACTTGGTTGTCCCTTCGCATTGCTTGACCAGGGTCTGCAGATTCTCGGTGCGGATGTCGTCGATGGTCTTCATCCAGCTATTACATAGCATTCGGCTAAAAATCGCAAGCTAAATTTAGCCTTGCGCTTTATTTAGCCTTGGGCTAATCTACGGTATATGAACCTACATCAATATCTCAGCGAACAACGCGGCCGCCTGACCGCACTGGCGAATGAGATCGGCGCGCACTACCCGGACGTGAGCCGTTGGGCCGCGGGTAAGCGCCCGATCCCAGTTGAGTATGGCGCCCCCATTGAGAAGGCGACCGGCGGCCTGGTCACTCGGCGGGATCTTTACCCGCCCGAGGTCTGGCAGCGAATGTGGCCGGAGCTCGTTGAGGCCGCCGCCGCGCCCAGCTAACCCTCTCTGATTCTATCGAACGCCGACCGGTCCGCCGCTCGGTGCAGGGACTTCTTTTGCCTAAATTCTGCGAGCACGCCCATGAAGACCATCATCAAGCGCATCGTCATCAACCTGTATTGCTGCGACCTCGTCAGCAGCATGACCGTCGCCCGCGTGTTCGCGCGCCTCAACCTGAAGAAGGCCTGACCATGGCGCTCGACGACACCACAGTGGCGCTGGCGCTGCACCCGCTCTGCACTCTTTTCCCGCGCCTGACCGGCGCCGAGTTCGATGCGCTGAAGGCGGACATCCTCGCGAATGGTCAGCGCGAGCCCATCGTGGTGCACGAGGGCCTGGTGCTGGACGGCGGCAACCGCTACCAGGCATGTATCGATGCCGGCATCGAGCCGCTGCTGAAGGAGTTCGCCGGCGTCGACCCGGTTGCATACGTCCTGTCTGCGAACCTTCACCGCCGCCACCTTACGCCCGGCCAGCAGGCCGCCATCGTCGCCAGCGCCCAGGACTGGACGCGCGCGCGCGGTGCTGGCGGCGACCGCAAGAGCGATCAAACGGCAACGTTGCCGCTTGATTCCGTTGCCGACCGCGCCGCCCAGTCCGGCGCCAGCGAACGCACCCAGCGTATGGCGGACAAGGTCGCCAAGGCGTCTCCGGAGCTGGCGCGCCAGGTGGCGCATGGCGACATCAGCCTGCCGAAGGCGCTGGAGCAGCTTGCGCCGCGCGCGCCGGCCGCTGTTGCCGAGGATGACCACGACGACCTGTGCGACCAAGCCTTGCAGGTGGTGCTGAAAACCCGCCGCGCCTCGATCTCCCTGATCCAACGCCACCTCCGCATCGGCTACAACCGCGCAGCCCGCCTGCTCGAGCAGATGGAGAAGCGTGGCGTGGTGTCCCCGATGCAATCGAACGGCAACCGCGACATCTTGGCACCGACGGGCGTGCTGGCGCCGGTGGTGGATGGGTCGACCGTGCCAGCCGAAGAAGCGCCAGCTGACGACGTCGTTGATCTCGACCCGGCGGTGCATGGTGGCGACGCTGCACCGACAGGCGGCGAAGACGAGCCATTCGATCAGCTGCTGGCCGACTTCCACGCGCTGCGGGCCGTGAACGCCGCGCTCGAGCAGCGTATTGCGGTGCTGACCGGCGACGACCTTGCCGCCCAAGTCGACCAGCTGGCGCTGAAATGCGCCCAGTTCGACAGCCTGGCCGCCACGCGCTTCAACGAGATCGCCGAACTCAGGGCCATGGTCGAGCGCCAGCGCAGCTTCCTCGACGGCCTGCGTCGCGCCGCCGGCCTGCCGAAGGGCGGTGACCTGGCTGCCTGGATCAAGCACGCCGCGCAGAGGGCAGCATGACCGCCGAGAAGATCACCCTTCGGCCGTACCAACTGGACAGCGTCGAGGGTCTGCGTGCGCTGCTGCGCGCCGGCAAGCGCAACGTCATCCTCTCAGTGCCTACCGGCGGCGGCAAGACCGTCATCGGATCGCACCTCGTGGCCGAGTGCTACGGGAAGCCCGGCCGCCGAGCTGTCTTCGTCGCCGACCGCATCGCGCTGATCGAGCAGACCAGCGCCACCTTCGACAAGTACGGGATTCCGCATGGCGTGATCCAGGGCGACCATCCGCGCTTTCAGCCTTGGGAGCGCATCCAGGTGGCCAGCATCCAGACGCTCACGAAACGAGGCTGGCCGGACGCGGACCTCATCATCGTCGACGAATGCCACACCATGATGAAGACCGTTACCGACCGCATCAAGGGCCGGGATACGGTCGTCATCGGCCTGAGCGCCACCCCGATGACGAAGGGGCTGGGCAAGCTGTACGACGGCATCGTGACGACGATCACCACCAACGAGCTGATCGCTGGGCCGACGCTTGTAGACGGCACGCGCGACCAGCCGTACCTGGTGCCGTTCCGCGTGTACTCCGCCAGCGAGCCGGACATGAGCGGCGCCAAGACGGTGGCGGGCGAATGGACCGAGAACGAGGCCGCATCGCGGGCGATCCCCATCGTCGGCGATTGCGTCGCCGAGTATCTGCGCTACGGCCAGGACAAGAAGTTCATCGCCTTCGGCTGCAACGTGGCGCACTGCGAGGAAATGCAGCGCCAGTTCGCCGCCGCCGGCGTCATCACCGACATGTACACCTACCGCACGGACGACGATGCGCGCACGGCGCTTGTGGAGGAGTTCCGCAAGCCGGACAGCGCCGTGCGCGGCCTGATCAGCGTCAGCGCCCTCAGCAAGGGTTTCGACGTGTCCGACGTCGAAGTGATCATTATGGCGCGCCCGCTCAAGTCCAGTCTGGCCGAGCACATTCAGATCCTGGGCCGCGGCCTGCGTATCCACCCCGGCAAGACCGAATGCATCGTTCTCGACCACAGCGGCAACTGCGCACGGTTCTGGGGCCCGATGCAGTCCTTCCTCGCGAAGGGTGTCACCGAGCTGGATGACGGTACCCGGAAGCCGCGCGCGCCGGCGCCCGAGTTCGAGCAGAAGCCGGCGAAGTGCCCGAACTGCTCTTGCGTCCACACCCCGCTGCCAGCGTGCCCGTCGTGCGGCCACATGTACAAGAAGCGCCCGGCGATCGAGCACAAGCCCGGTTCGCTGCATGAGGTCACCGGCCAGACCGACAGCGGCCCGACCAAGCAGGAAAAGCAAGAGTTCTACGCCCAGCTGCAGTACATCGCAGCCGAGAAGGGGCGCAAGCCGGGCTGGGTCTCGCACAAGTACAAGGAGAAGTTCGGCACTTGGCCGAACTACCACGACGTGCCGCCGATGGCGCCGTCGACCGCCGTTCTCAAGTGGGTGAAATCCCGCGAGATCGCGTTTGCAAAGAGTAAGCGGACATGAGCACGTTCCACCAATTCGTCGAGGCCAACGGCATCATCGTGCCCGACACGTTCACGCCCGGCCGCTGGATCCGCTGCCGCACCACCAGCCACCCGCGCAAGAAGAACGGCAGCATCAAGCTGGCGGACGACGGCCAGGTGGGCTGGTGCCAGGATTATGCGGTCCACACTGAGCCGCTGACCTGGCGCGCGGGCGACGGCGCTGCGCTGGCGGCGCCAATCGACCGCGCAGAGATCGCCCGGCGCCAGGCTGAGCGGCGCGCGGCACTCGTCCGCGCCACCCATGAGGCACGAGCCTTTTACGCCGCGTGCGCGCCGCTGCGCGACGGCCATCCGTACCTGGCCGACAAGGGCCTGGGCGTGGCCGGCTGCCGTGGCCTGCGCGTCGATGCCGCCGGCTGGCTGGTGATCCCGATGCTCTACAACGGCAAAGTCCTGAGCCTGCAGCGCATTTCACCTGCCGGCGAGAAGAAATTCCACTACGGCGCGACGACCAAGTACGCCTACTACACCATCGAGCGCCCGCGCGCCAGCTTGACGATCCTCGTCGAGGGCTTTGTCACCGGCCTGACGGTCTTCAACGCCGTCCCAAACAGCCGCGTCATCGTCGGTTTCAATGCCGGCAACCTGGCGCTGGTCGCCGAGCGCATGGAGCGCGCGGGGATGGCTGTCGTCTGCGCCGACAACGACCACGAAACCGAAGAGCGGATCGGCCGCAATCCCGGCCTGGACGCCGCGCGCGCCGCCGCCGAGGTGCTGGGCGTGGGCGTCGCCTTCCCGAAGTGCGAGGGCACCGACTGGAATGACTACGTGATGGAGCAGATGGAGCTGGCGCACGCCGGCCAGTCCTTCAGCTTCGTCCGCAAACGCACGGCGGTGCAGATCCAGTCCGCCGTGTTCGCCGACGTGAAGCTGAAGGTGATGCGCGAGGCGCGGCTGATGCGCGCGAAGTAGCGCCAGCACCAGGTGGAGCGGACGACACCTCAAAAAACGTGCAGGGGCTTGAAATCGGCCCACACCGCGAAAAGACCGGCCGCACCGCCGAACACCAGGGCACAGCGAGAACAAGGCGCAGAGGGGGCCTTGCCGAGGCCTGAGAGCACAGGCCGGAGCGAACAGAGGTACAGAGTTGGAAGGCTTGGCCGATGTGGCTGGCGCATTCAAACGAGTGCGCCAGCCAGATGGGCAGAGGGGGCGGCCTGGGCGAGCCGTAGCGGGATTGACCACCCGTGAATACGTCACTTTCGATAGCAGTTTTTGCTGAATTTTGCTCAGGGGCCGGGAACATCAACCCCCTACATCAACAAGGCCGAGGGGTCCAACCAACCCCTCTAAATGACAACTATGGCTGAACGAAAAGTGAAAGAAAACATGCGCGCGCTGCCACACAAGATCGAGATGCGCCTGGCCGCGCTGGTGCAGCTGGGCGACTTCGACCAGAACGACGTAACGCACTGCCGCCGCACCTACTGGGGCGCGCGCCACGACTGGCACACGATCCTCGTGGACTGCTACGACCGGGCCGTGCAGCGTCAGGGCCAGCACTGATTTCGCGCGCGAGCGCACTGACTACGATAAGGAGAACCTAGAAGATGAACTGCCCTGATTACACCGAATTCGACCAGGCCTTACTGCAAATGATCTCCGAAGGATGGAGCACTATGGCGCAGCTGGAGACGAACAGCAAACTGCGGGCACTGGCCGAACCTCATCGCGTCAAGCAAGGCCTATGGGGAGTGCCAACGCCAACCTTCCGCGTTATTGATCGGCGCCTGCAAGCCCTGCGCAAACGTGGCCAGATCCGCTACGACGGGAAGGCTTGGGCACGCGTCGACAAAATGGGAGCAGTATGAAGCGATCGCCGATCACGCGCAAAACGCCGATGCCGCGCACCTGCATGAAAGCGAAGGCGCCAACTGCTGGCGCTGGCCAGCTGCGCCTTGCTGCTGTCCAGCGCCAGGCCCGGCAGCGGAAGTGCGCGGTCAAGGGCTGCGGCAACCGCTTTCAGCCACGGAACCTGTCGCACAAGGTCTGCGGCACCGGCTGCGCGGCCGTGTTCGCGGTCACCCAGCGCAAGCGCCTGGACGCCAAGCAGACCAGGGAGCGCAAGCTGGCGCTAAAAACCCTGCCTGACTGGACCAAGGACGTGCAACGCGTCTTCAACGCCTACATCCGCGCGCGCGACCACGCCCAGACGTGCATCTGCTGCGGCCGCACGTCGAGCAAGCAGTTCCTGACGGGCTCGAATTGGGACGCCGGCCATTACCGAAGCACGGGCAGTGCGCCGCACCTGCGCTTTGACGAGCGCAACGTACATCGCCAGCTGGCCCAGTGTAACCGTCATGGCGCTGGTCGCGCGGTCGATTACCGCCGGGGCCTGATCGCACGGATTGGCCTTGCGGCTGTCGAAGCGCTCGAAGCCGACCAGGCCCCGCGCCACTACACCATTGACGATTTGAAGCGCCTGAAGGCCGAATACTCGGCCAAACTGCGCGCACTGAAGGGGAAGGCACCGTGAACGCCGAACGCACGAAAATCACGTTGAACTGGCGACCGGCTGGCGCGCCAGCCCAGCGCCTGGACGACTTCGAGGAAGTAGGGGGCGAGGTCACGCAGCGTCAGGAACGCCGCCAGCGGATCGAGGTGGTCCCGGAGCGATGCAGCATCGGTCGCCGCCTGGAGAACTGGGGCGCCTGGGCCAACATGGACGACCGGGGTGGCCGTGGCGGCAATGACTGCATGACCGGGGTCATCTGCGAGAGCATGCGTCGCCACGCGGTCGGCGAGCTGCACCCGGCAGCACCCGTCAACGATCGCATCGACGTGCCGGACGCTGAGCGCATCAATCGTGGCATCACCAAGATCGACGAGGCGCACCGATGGGTTTTGCACTGGACCTATGTCGTGTGTGCGAAGCCGTGGGGCGTGGCCGGGGCATGCGGCTTCTCGACCCGCGAGTATCCTACTCGGCTGGCCAATGCTCAGCGTGCCATAGAAATTGTCGCTTCTAAATCTTAAAAAAAAACCACAGGACACCGCGTTCCTATGGTTTTTTCTCATCACTGCTGAACTCACGCTACTTCATGCGATCCCAGATTTTGTACACATCACCATCGTTACGCGCCCCGATCACCAAAATCGAAACGGTATCATTCTCGACAGAGTACACAACCCGATACTCCCCGACATCTACGCGGCGCTCCCCCTTCTCCGCACCTTTTAGTTCGGCGCTGTCATGAGGATAAGGCTCTTTCAGAAGGCCCAAGATCGTGTTACCGATCTGTTTGTACTGCTTTGCTTGCAGGTCGCTCAAAAACTTATGTGCCTGCTTCGTGATTTCCAGCTTCATTATTGTCAATTTCCTTATCTAAATTGCTAAGGAATGCATTGACGGTATCTGGACCCACAAATCCTTCTTTGCGAGCAAGCTCAGCTTTGGCTAACCAAAGCTGATCATCAAGTTCTTGAATGCGTTGTGACATAGCCTCGAAATGAGAACGCGACACAACGTAAGCAGTGAGCCGGTCATGCTTCGTAATCCCAACCGGTTTCCCCAATGCTTCATCCAACAACTCACCAAAACGCATCTTTGCATCCTTCGCACTAAAAGTGGTCAGGGTCTGCATAACCTAAGCTCCAGTTCGGTCGCCATTCTCGTGAACGACAAATATAGTTTTAATCCGGACACACTATGGCTCCAACATTCGCCATCCCCTAGTGTGCCGGTCCGGTCGGTTTCTATCCGACGAAGCACATTATAGGCACAATGCACAAAATAGTCAAACTGGTCCAAAATGACCATTTTTTGTTGCTTTGAAGATACGTGCGAGAGAAAGCTTGACAGATGGAAATCTCAGTAGTACATTCCACAGGTAAACATTTTCCGATCGGACAGAAGTGGGTTCCCAGTGGGAGCCCTTCGCACGTCTGGATAATTACTAAAGCGCGACGATTGAGTAATTCGCTCGTTGATGCAAGAAAAAGCCCGCCAAATCTGGCGGGCTTCTTCGTTTACTGCAAAGTGAGCTCTGGCGTTATTTCTTCGACAAATTTTCGATCAGGTTATCGATAATGCCATTCAAGTAGGCAGAATCCTCCTTGATGTTGGCGATATTGTAATTACCGCTTGCCGGACCCTGCAGCTTGATGGTGCCCGACTGCAGTGCAGCAGTCACCATGTTAACAGCGTGATTAATCACGGCATGCGAATTAAGTGTAGCCATCGTATTCCCTAGCTCAAGTTGTTGGAAGCACGATCATAGCACCGCGCCTTGCCTAATAAACATTACGTACATCTTTCCACGTCGTTTAAACGTAGAGCTGCTCGGGCCAGATACCGAGCGCGGCCGCAATCTTCTCATGAGTGGCCTTTCGGTTCCTCGGCGAGGTTTCCTGCTGTGCATAGGCGCCCTGCGTGATGCCAATGCGGCTGGCCACCTTAGCCTGAGTCAGGCCAAGGTATTCGCGCCGGGCGCACGCCGGCGTCATGTCCTGCACGACCATTAGCATGACGACCTCATGCGGGATCAGGGCATCTGCCTGTTTGGCCACGTCAGCCCGCCAGTGCGTTGCTGTTGTCATCGGTTGCCGTGCGAATTTCCGCTAGCAGGTCGGGATGGCGATCCAGCAGCGCCAGCAGCTTGACGAGGGATACCGGCGGCTCGGCCTTGCCTGTTTCGTACCGCGAGAAGGCGTTGACGCCACCGCCGAAGATCGCGCCCGCTTGGCGCTGGTCCAAGTCGAGTTTCTTACGAACGGCGCGGATGAACTCCGGCGCGCCCGCACTCGCGTTCACCTGTTTGATGAACGCCTGAATCGCTGCGCCATAGCGGTCACCCGCTTCACGCGAAAACACAGCATCTCCGCACGCATCGCAGTAATCCCCCTCGATGCCGTGGATGGTAGTCGTCTGGCCTTTGTAGGTGTAAGGCAGGTCCCGAGTCTCATGGACAGCGGACGCTGCCCCGCAAGCGAGGCATTTCATTTTCATAGCTCCTTGAAGGACACGATCAGCAGGTCATCTACCACGGTTAGTTTGACATAGAGCGCAATGCCGTCAGCGGTTTTGCCGTGGTACACGTCCTGCCAGACGCGGTGGTCGTTGTGAGTGGTCATGCTCTTGTAGAAGTCAGCTTGGGTCAGGCCCATCACGACTTCGCACATACCGGCGAGGGTGCTGATACCGACCAGTGCGGCGCCGTCGTAGGCAACGCGAGTGGCGCGGACTTTGTCAGCCTCGATCAGGGCTTTGACTTTCGACAGTTTGCAGTGGGCGGTGTGCTTTTCCATGTGAAGAATAATACACCTATTCGGTTAATAAACCAAGTAGGTTAATGAAGTATTTTCAAATTATTTTGAGGTGCGCCATGCGTCCAGTCCCACAGATGAGGGTTGAGGTTGCTGGCGCTGTAGTGCTGCGCCCCGCCCAGCTCGACGTGCTCAAGCACGACAGCACCGGCAGGCCGACCATCTCGCACATGCGCCCAAAGCTTGAACCGGGCGAACTGCTGCAAGAGCGCCCCGGTCGCATCCCCGCAATCATTCAGGAACAGCCATGCCCATCGATATGAAGCTCGTGCAGCGCGACCGCGTCATCCGCGCTGTCACCAGCATCCGCCCGGCCATCGCCGTGAAGGAAGCCGACGTGGTGGCGCTCGACCGCATCTGTCAGTCGCTGGTCGATGTCGAGGAAGCGAAGCAGATGCTGTGCGCCGCTGGCCATGGGTTCCCATCGCAGACGCTTCCCGACTTGGTGCGTGTTGCGCTGGGGATCAAGCCGTGAGTGTGGAGCGCTTGCGTGGCCGCGCCCTACAGCGCCAGCGTGAGCGCGTCTGGCTGCGCGATCAGGGTATCTGTGCCCGCTGCAAGCGTGTCACCACATTCCCCTCCGGCTTCGAGCTGGATCACATTGTGGCGCTGGCCAACGAGGGCACGAACGATGACGCCAACATGCAGATCCTGCATCACGGATGTCACGACGAGAAGACCAACGAGGACCTTGGCCACAAACCACGCGTCGCCATTGGGCTGGACGGATTCCCCATCCAGGAGCCGGCTGATTCGGTGCGCCGCCGGACGGCACGATGGAAGCGTGTGGCTCGGTCCTGACCCTACCTAGGGCGGGTGAAAAGGATTTCCGGCGCTCGCGGGAAACCGGCCATGCAGCCTTTTTTTCGCGCGTGCAGGATAGAAAAAACGGTTTTGAGGAGTTTGCATGCCCGGCCCACCGAAAAAGCCGACTGCCCTGAAGGTGATCTCGGGCACGAACCAGCCCTGCCGCGCGGCGCCGCCGGCCGTTGAGCTACCGCCGATCGCCGCGGTGCCAGCGCCGCCGAAGTGGCTAAAGAACAAACATGCTGTCGAGGAGTGGAAGCGCTTGGCGCCGATCCTGACGGCGAACAAATTACTCACGGAGGGCGGCCTTTCCGCGTTCGGGCATATGTGCGCGTTGCACGGTGCCGTCATCCAGCTTTGGATGGCCGACGAGACCCCGACTGCCAGCATGATCAGCACCCTCCAAAGCATGATCAATGACTTCGGCCTGACGCCGGTGGCCCAGGGGAAGGTGAAGCCAAATGGCGGCGAGGAAAAGAAAGGAAACAAGTTCGCCGGCAACGGCAAGCGACCAGGGGCCGCGTGATTACATCCAGATCGCGATCGATTACGCGAAAGCTGCGGTCGCCGACAAGAAGGGCAAGCGCTTCGGGCGCTGGTTCCGGCTGGCAGGCGAGCGCTTTCTCGCCGACCTGAAGCGCGCGAAGTACGACCACGCGACCGGGGTGTCGAGTGCGACCTCGAAAGCACCGTTCAAGTTCGATCCCTGGCACGCGTGCGACCCATGCGACTTCATCGAGAAGCTGCCGCACGTCGAAGGGGAGTGGGACACCGAAAACGTCGTGATGCACGAGTCCCACATCTTTTTCGTGGTGAATCTGTTCGGTTTCCGGAACCACGACGGCACGCGCCGCTTCACCACGGCGCTATTCGCGGTGGCGCGGAAGAACGCAAAGTCGTTCCTGTGCTCGGCGATCCTGCTGTACTGCTTCTGCTGTGAGCCCACGAACGGCCCGCAGGTGATCAGCGCGGCGACGACCGGCTCCCAGGCGCGAATCGTGTTCAACACGGCGAAGAAGATCGTCGACAAGGTCGGCGACCTGCGCGAGGCGTTCACGCTGGAGGGCTTCGCCAACTCGATTTCGCGGTATGAGGTCGGCGGGTCGTTCAAGCCGATCAACGCGAAGGCGAGCACCCAGGACGGTCTAAACCCATCGCACTGTGGCATCGACGAGGTGCACGCGCACAAGTCTCACGACCTGCTGAACGTGCTGAAGTCGGCGGCCGGCGCGCGCAAGAACCCGCTGTTCCTGTACACGACGACCGAGGGCTACACGAATCCGGGGCCGTGGGGCGAGATCCGCCACTTCGCCAAGCAGCTGCTGCAGGGCCTGGTCTCGGCCGACCACTTCTTGGCGGTCTACTTCGCCGTCGACGACGAGGACAAGAGCGCCGGCATCGAAGCCGACAGCGACTTCGACGAGACGAAGTGGATCAAGGCCAACCCCCTGATGGAGGTGAACCCGCTCCTGATGAAGGAGATCCGGAAGGAGGCGGTCGAGGCCAAGTCTATGCCTGGCCGGCACGCCGAATTCAAGATCAAACGGCTTAACCGTCCATCAGCCGCGGCCGGCGGCTGGGTGAATCTGGTCAAGTGGAAGGCCTGCAAGGGCGCGGTCGACCTGGAATGGCTTCGCGAGTACCCGTGCTGGGGCGGCCTAGACCTTGCGAGCACGCGCGACTTGACGTCGTTCCGGCTCGTCTGGAACGTCAACGGCGTCCTGTACACGCATGGCTGGCGCTTCGTTCCGGCGGCTCAGGTGGCTGACCGTACTGAGCGCGGCCTGGTGCCGTACCACGCCTGGGTTCAGTCCGGCCACCTGATCGAAGCTGGCGCCGAGGTGACGGATTACGACGCCATCCAGGCTTGCATCCTGGAAGCCAAGGAACGGTTCAACATCCAGATGGTCGGCTACGACTCATGGAACGCGAAGCAGCTGGTCCAGAAGCTCCAGGCTGCTGACGTGCCGCTGCAGGAGTTCATCCAGGGCGGCAAGAGCTATCACCCGGCAATGCAGGCACTGGAGCTCGCGTACACCGAGGGCAACCTCGCTCACGGAAACGACCCGGTGCTGAACTGGTGCGCGTCCAACCTGGTCGCGCGCACGGACCCGAACCTGAATACCGCACCGGACAAGAAAAAGGCGCCCGAGAAGATCGACGACATCGTCGCGCTGCTTATGGCGATCGGCGTCATGCAGAGCGCAGAGCCGGCCGACGACATTAACGATTTTCTGAATGCACCCATCAGCGCATGAACTTTAATTTCATAAAATCTTTCGGCAGCTGGTGGGGCCGCGGTGGCGCCCTTGCCGAGACCGTCGGCACCCAGCTGCCGCTGCCAGGCACATCCCTCATCCCTGACACGCAAGGCGTGGGCGTTGATGGCGCGCTGCAGATCAGCACCGTGTGGGCCTGCATCGACCGCCGCGCGATAACGATCGCCAGCCTGCCATTTTTCGCCTATCAGCAAATCGGCGGCGAGAAAGTGCTCGCGCGAGCCGCGCGGCTCTACGCGATCCTGCACGACTCGCCCAACAGCCGCATGACGCCGTTCGAGTTCTGGCGCGCCATGATGATGAACTACGACCTGCGCGGGAACGCATACGCCAGGATCGACCGCGACGACGCTGGCGAGGCCATGGCGCTGTGGCCGATGCCGGCCGACCAGGTCGAGCCGATCGTGCTGCCTGACGGCTCGATGGTCTACAAGTACTCGATCGGGTACGACGTGGCGGTGCTGGCGGAAGCCAACGTGCTGCATTTGAAGAACCTGGGCAACGGTACGGTCGGCCTGGCCAAGCTTGAGTTCATGCGCGCCACGACGGATGAAGTGGCCAAGGCTCAGACCGCAGCGGCGAAGACGTTTGCTTCTGGCGGCAAGCCGACTGGCGTCCTTATGGTCGACAAGGTGCTCGACCCAGCGCAGCGCAAGGCCGTACAAGATCGCTTCGCTGAGATGGCGATGGGCAGCACGAATCGCCTCTGGGTGCTCGAAGCGAGCATGAAGTATGAGCAGGTCAGCATGTCGCCCGAGCAGCAGCAGTTGCTGGAGACCCGGAATTACGGCGTGGTCGAGCTTTGCCGCTGGTACGACGTGCCGCCTGTCTTGGTGCATCACCCAAGCGAAACCGGCTGGGGAACTGGCATCTACGAAATCAAGGACGGTTTCTACACGCTGTCGATCCGCCCGATGATTGTCAACATCGAGCAGGCGGTTCGTAAGCGCGTTATGACCCCCCGCCAGCGAGCGTCGATGACTGCGGAGTTCAGTTTGGACGCGCTGCTGCGCGGCGACCCGGTCAAGCGCGCCGACATCAATGCGAAAAACGTCCAAAACGGCCTGAAATCGCGCGCGGAGATCCGCCAGCTGGAAGGCGACCCATTCATCCCCGGCACCGACGTGTTGACGGCCCAGAGCAACCTGGTGCCGCTGGATATGCTCGGCCGGATTACCGCCCGCGGCGGTTCTGGCGCCGATATCGCGCAATAGCGAGGAAAACACATGCTGATCAAGAAAACCCTGCCGTTGGGCGACACCGAATTCAAGTTCGCTGAGGATTCCGGCGTTTTCAAGGGCTATGCAAGCGTCTTCGGCGGCGTCGATACGTACCGAGACACCATCTTGAAGGGCGCCTATATGGACACCCTGCGGGAAAACGGCATGCCGAAAATGTTCTACAACCACAAGTGGGACATGCCGATCGGGAAATACACGAACGTCGACGAAGATTCGAAGGGTCTCTGGGTCGAAGGTGAGCTCACCCCTGGCCACAGCCGCGCGTCCGACGTCCGCGCCTCGATGCTGCACAAGACGCTGGACGGCCTGAGCATCGGCGGCGTCCTGCGCAAGGGCGACTACAAGGACGGCAACGACGGCGGTCGCATCATCCATAAGTGGACGGTGCTGAAGGAGATTTCGCCGGTGGTGTTTCCTGCGGATGGCGCTGCCCGGATAGACCTGGACAGCGTGAAGTACGACGACGAGATGGCCGCGATCGAAACCATCCGAGATTTTGAGTATTTCCTGCGGGATGCGGGGAATTTCAGCAAAGGGGCGGCACAGGCACTGACCGCTCGCGCCAAGGCGCTGTTCACCCTGCGGGACGCAGGCAACACCGACGAAGCGAAGCAGCTGGAGGGCCAGCTCCTGGACCGCCTGCTGAAAATGAGCCAATAACCCGCATCACAACCCATCGAAGCCGCCCTGAGCGGCTTTTTTTACGACCGGAGAAACCGCATGTCCGAAGCAATTAACAAAGCCCTCGACTCGATCGAGGCTAAGCTGCAAAAAATGTCCGAGCAGGCCGACAACGAAATGAAGTCGCTCGGCAAGGTGACCACCGAAACCAAGGCCGCGATCGACGCCCTGGGTGTCGAGCAGCGCACCATGGCCGACCGTCTGCTGCAGCTCGAGCAGAAACAGTCCGCCAAGCAGGACGACGAGACGCCGAAAGCCGAGAGCTGGGGTGAACAGTTCATCAAATCGGCCACTTACAAGAGCCTGCTGGGCGCGGGCGCCCAGTCGTTCGGTCGCGCATCGGTCGAAGTAAAGAACACCGTCACCAACGCCATCGGCAACACCTTCAGCGAGCGTCGTCCGGGCATCGTCGAGGGCGCGTTCCGGGTCTTCACCATCGAAGACCTGCTGACCGCAATCCCGACCTCGTCGAATGCAATCGACTGGGTGCGCGAGAACGTGTTCACCAACGCCGCGGCCGAAACGGCCGAGGGCGGCGCCATGCCGCAGTCGAGCATCACCTTCGCGCCGGGCACCATGCCGGTCCAGAACGTGGGCCACTTCATCAAGATCACCCGCCAGCTGGCGATGGACAACGCCGCCCTGGCTGCGTTCATCAATCGCCGCATGGTCTACGGCGTGAACCTGCGCGCGGAGACGCAGATCGTCGGCGGCAACGGCACCAACCCGAACCTGTCGGGCCTGACCAATGCCGGCAATTTCACGGCGCACGGCTATACGGCTGCCACCCTGACCGCCGCCGGCCTGTCGGCAACCAACCGCTTCGACCTGATCGGCAAGATGATCGGCGACTGTGCGCTGGCCGACTACCCGGCTGACGTCGTGATCCTGAATACCGCCGACTGGTGGACCATGCGCCTGGCCAAGGACAACCAGGGTCGCTACCTGCTGGGTGATCCGGGCTCGAACGTCGTGCCGAGCCTGTTCGGTCGCCCGGTCGTGGCCTCGAACGCCATGGTCGCTGGCAAGGTGTGGGTGGGCTCGCTGTCGCAGGCTGCCACGCTGCACAACCGCGAAGGCATCGCACTGGATCTGTCGGATTCGGACGAGAACAACTTCCAGCTGGGCCTGGTGACCGTCCGCGCAATGCGCCGCATGGCGCTGACCGTCGAGAAGCCGGCCGCCGCCCGTTACGGCGACCTGGTCCCGGCGTAATCGCCACCGGGGTGAGTGGCAACGCTCGCCCCGCTACAGGAGGACAGCATGGTAGAAGTTGAAATTCTCGGCCAGGTGATCACCCACCAGTACGGCACGTTGAACACCGGCGATGTGTTGCGCACCAGTGCCGAGTTCGCGAAGCACCTGGTGGACGACTGCGGCGCCGCGAAGTATCGCAAAGTGGCCGGCAGCGATGCCGCTCAGCAGCAAACCGCAGTTGCGGCAGCACAGGCGGCATCCGATGCCGCACCGGTTGAAACCTCGCCGACCCCGGCTACCGACCCTGCGGTAGAAACCCCGGCAGCACCAGCGGCAGCACCAGCGGCACCGGCGGCGCGCGGCGCCCGTACCAAGAAGTAATCCATGAGCCCCGCCGACGCTGCCCTGGTCGCCTTCGTGCGCGCCGAGGCTGCGGCGCCGGGCGCTGTGATCGTCGCCGTCAAGGGCAGGGTGGCGATCTTCCCCGAAGACATAGTCGGCAAATCCGACGATGAGCTGCTTTCGTTTATCGAAGCGCGGCTCGCTGAACGAATCCCTCACATCAAGAGAACCCAATGAGCGCCAATACCGACGCATTCGAAAACAAACTGATTGACTTCCTGTTCCGTGGTCAGGCGCTCGGTCTGGCGAACACCACTGCCGCCGCCGGCACCGGACCGTCGACGCTGTACGTGGGCCTGATCACCGCTGCTGGCAGCGACGCCGCAGTCGGCACCGAAGTCACCGGCGGCAGCTATGCGCGCGTGGCGGTGACGTCCAGTCTGGCGAACTGGGCGGGCACGCAGGGCGCGGGCACCACGACCGCGTCGACCGGCTCCAGCGGCACCACGTCGAACAACAACGCGATCACCTTCCCGACGCCGACGGCGGCCTGGGGCCAGGTGGTCGAGTGGGGCATCTGGGACTCGCAGACCGGTGGCACCGAGCTGATCCGCTCCGCGCTGGGCACGGCCAAGACGATCAACAACGGCGACCCCGCGCCGTCCTTCGCAGCCGGCGCGCTGACCTACCAGATCGACAACTAAACCGCCATGTTGACGACGTCCACTTTTGCCGCGGCCCCGTCGGAAGTGGACGGGCGCTTCTACGTCACCGAAACCCACCTCGCCGACGATGGCCAGAAATATTCCTACACCTACCTGTGCGACCCGACGACGACCGATCCGCAAATGGTCCTAGAGGAACGCGCGGACAAGATCAACGATACGCTGCAGAAGCGGGCTAACGCGAAGCAGCTGGCAGAAGGCACACTCGTTCCGCTGACCCGGTTCGAACTCTTGAGCCGCTTCACCGTCGAGGAACGCGTTGCCATTCGTGCGCTGGGTAATACCGATCCGATCGTCTTCGACTTCATGGACCTGATGCGCCAAAGCGGCAACGTGACCCACGCGAACGCCCGCGCCGGCCTGGCGTATCTCGTGTCCGTGGGTGCTATCAGCGCCGAGCGCGCCACCGTGATTGGAGCTGAATAATGGGCGTTCCGTATTACGTCAAAGTGGGCGGTAGCGACTCGGCTGACGGTCTGACCTGGGCCACGGCCAAAGCGACAATAACCGGCGCGTACAACGTAATGGTCAACGTCGACGACGTGTGCTACGTGGGCCACAACGTAGTCGATGCTACGACAGGCTGGGCGCTGGATGGCGGCCTCGCGTTTGTAAGCATTGACGCCACCCTCATGCCGGGGACACTCTCGGCGCGCGCGGGTGCAAGTTCGACGGCCAACGTACCAAATGGTACTGGCTATGTCGAGGGGATTTACTTCTCCAGAACGACCGCTGCGAACTTGGTGTTTGCGGCAACCCGGACCAAGTTCAAGAGCTGCCAGATCACGGCCAATGCCAGCAACAATGTGGCGGCGGCCATCACGGTCGGCAAGTCCACTCAAGGGATGCACCTGGAGTTCGTGGACACGGACTTCAAGTTCACCGGGGCGGCGCAATCCATCAGCCTGTCCAACCCGAGAATGATCGTCATGGGCGGGTCCGTGAGCACCACGGCGGGAAAGCACGCCTGTCTGCTGAGCATGCTCGGTGGTTCCAGCACCCTCCACGTCGACATCCTGTTCGATGGCGTGGACTTCACCGGATTTGACGCAACGTCGCTGCTCAACGCCACGTTCCCGGCGTCGGGCACTGTGGTTTTTCGTCGCTGTAAATTCAATGCGTCTTTTGCAGGGGTGCTGAGTTCAGGCGGGGTGTCGAGCGATGCATTTCAGGTCCTCATGCTGGAGTGCGACGTGGCGGGTGTCGCGCCCACGTATCGATATGAGCTGGACACGCGCTGCGGGACCATCAAGGCCGGCACCAGCACCTATCGGGTGGGTGGTGCTTCGATTTCGGGGTTCAACGTAGCATGGAACGTCGCAATTACTACGTTCCAGCCGCCGCTGGCCATGTGCACGCCCGATCTGACGGCGTACAACGAAAACATCACGTCGCCGGTGAGCGTGACAATCGAGTTCCTCGCGCAAAAGTCAAATCTGATGGCGTACGAGGCGTGGCTGGAGATTTCGTACCTGGTCGACGCCACCTCTTCGAAGGGTGCTTTTGCGACGTCCTATCCCGCCTCGTATGTCAGTCGCAATGTGGCTGTGCAGTCGTCGAGCGCAACTTGGGTCGGGACACCCGCTGGTTATTATCCATACAAGATCACCCTCACCATGAGTCCCAAGCAGATAGGCGCCCTGACCGCGCAGCTCAAAATGGCGGGCGCGTTCGGCTTCATTGTTGATCCGTACCTGACGGTGGCCTGATGGTCGGCCTGTACACCTCGCGAGGTGCAATCCTCCAGACTGACCCGGGGTCGTACTACCTGGCGTCCGGTCAGGTGGTGCGTGCCGTAGTGCCCGCGGCTGCGGACACTTCGCTGACCGGCGTGGCGCAGGCCGTGGCCACCGCCGCAGCATCACTCGCGGTCACGACCGCTGCAGCCGCGCTGTCCGGATCGGCCCTGGTTGCCACATCGGGTTCTGGCACCCTGAGCACCAGCGTGCGCATGGCCGGCGGTGCCTACGCCATCGCGAGTACGACTGGCGTCCTCACCACCGCAGTCCGTTTCACCGGCGCGGCCCAGGCTGCGGCAACCGGTTCGGGTGCGCTGTCGACTGCCGTGCGATTCGCTGGTGCTGCTGCGGTCGTCGCGGCCGCCGCCGGCGCGCTGTCCACCTCGATCAAACTGACCGGCGCAGCAGCCGCACAATCGTCCGCCTCGGCCACCCTGACTGGTACCGCCACCGCGCTGGCCGGAACCGCTGCGTGCGTCGCTGCTGGTACTGGAACGCTGACGACTGCCGTACGCCTGGCGGGTAGCGGTGTCGCACTGGCGGCTGGCGCTGGCGGGCTGACAACCATCGTCCGCCTAACCGGTACAGCCACTGCTCGATCGACCGGATCGGCAAGTTTTTCCAGCGTCGCGGCGCTCTTTACGGGGACGGCAGCAGCGCAAGCGAGCAGCACCGGTGTACTCACGACCAAGATCGGACTGCAGGGCATTGCCACTGTGGTGGCATCGGCGCTTGGCGCGCTGAGCAACAGTACTCCGCCTCAACCGGGTCATGTCATCGATGTGTCGCACATCGCCCTGGACCGCATCGTCGTATTCGACGGCAGCGGCAGCAGGGTGGTTGTGTTCGAAGGAAGTGGGAGCCGGACAGTGATTTTCGAAGGCAGCGGCAACAGAGTGAGGTTTGAGGAGATGAGTGTGAGTGCAAAAGTACCGGAGAAGGTTGGCGAGAAGTGGACGGTCGACCGCGACCCGGACGAGATCAGCTACTACGCCGCGGACATCACCCAGGAACTCGTCGACCGCAACACGACTGCCGATCCGGACAAGATCACTCCGGTGCTGTTCGGCGTGGAGCTTCTTGAAGGCCCCGAGCTCCAGGTGGCGACGATCGACGGAGTGCAACGCACGTTCGTGGTGGTGAAACTCGGCGGCGTCCCGGAAGAGCTGCCTGCAGACTGGCGTTGGGTGGCCCGCGTCGGCTGCATGAACGGCGAGCGCTTCGATAAAACAACCTGGTTCAACAAGGTCGACCCCTGATGATCAAGATCGCTGACAACCCGGCCGTGCGCGCGCAGCTCGCGCAGGCCACCTCGCAGGCCGATGAAATACCGCGGCCGCGCGCGAAAGCGCCGGAGTATGCCCGCGCCCCGGCGGCGCCCGGGCCGCAGCCCGCCGGCAGCCGGCCTCCCGCGACTCAAGGAAGCTCCCGATGACCGTACGTGAAATCTCTCCTCCCGTCGAGTTGGCGGTAACTCTGGCCATGGCCAAGGACCAGCTCCGCATCGGCCAGTACGACACCGCGTTTGATTCGCAGCTGACAATCTGGATCGCTGGTATTACCGAGGAGGCAGAGCACGCGTCGGGACGGGTGTTCGTCAACCGACCGATGCGCGTCACGCTGGACCGGTTCGAGCCCTCGATCCGCTTGAGCGCGCCGACCTTCAGCGTCGAGAACGTGAAGTTCGTCGACGTCGATGGCCAAGAACGCCTCCTGGCTCCCGCCGATTACTTCGCCGACATGGTGACCGAACCAGGCTATGTGATACCGGCCACTGGCAAGGCCTGGCCGGCAACGCTCGCGCACGCAAATACCGTGACGGTCGACTTCACCGGCGGTTACGGTCCCGACGCCAGCACGGTGCCGGCTGCGGCCAGGCTGTACATCCTGGCGCGCCTGACGGAGCTGTGGGATCCGGCTGTGAAGGAGTTCAAGGAAACCGTGCGTTCAAACTTCACCCAGCGCCTGCTGGACAAGCTGAAGGTGTACGGATGACCAACTCTTTCGCTCTAGATAAGCAGGTGATCCTGCAGGCCAAGACCGGCGGCCGCGACGCGTTGAATGCGCCGACCAGTACCTGGGCAGACGTGCTGCCTGGCGACGGGAAGACCTGGGCGTGGATCAAGGACCTGACCGGCCGGCAGTACGTTGCCGCTGGCGGCAATAAGAACGAGGTCCAGACCGAGATCGGGATTCGGCGCCGCGCCGGTGTCGTTCCAGACATGCGGGTCGTCCACGGCGGATTCGCATACGAGATCGACGCCGTGCTCGAGCGCGACAACGACTGGACCATCCTGATGTGCAGGAAGGAGGTGCTTCGTGCCTGATTTGAAAGTACAAGGCCTCGACCAGCTGCGCGTTCGCCTGGCCGCCGCCAGCGACAAGCTGTTGAAAGGCGCGTTGCGTACCGGCCTGCGAAAGGGCGCTACCGTCGTACGCAACCAAGCGCGTGACAACTTCAATAAGGCAGGCGGGCCGAACGACATCACCCGGGCCCTGAAGTCGTCGATTCGGGTCACGCAGCGCCGCGGCACGCCGACCAGGGTGGTTTTCAGCGTATCGGCCGGCGCGCTGACGAACGCGCAGACCAAGAAGTTCGGCGCCGATTCGGCGTACTACGCGCTATGGGTCGAGAAGGGGCACATCAACCGCAAGCTGGGCCAGGCGCTGCGCGGCGGTAGCCGGAAGAAGGCTGCAGCGCGCGCGGCGTCGACGAGCAACACGCCTGCGCACCCGTATATGAAGCCGGCCATCGAGGCCAAGGCGCAGGAGGCGATCGACATCATGATCCAGACCGTCGCCGACAAGCTGCCCGAGGTGGCCAAGTGAGCGTGCATCTTGCAATCCTGGCGCTGCTGCAGGCTTCGCCTGGGCTGGTCGACCTGGTCGGCGACCGGATCTATCCGGACCAGCTCCCGGACGAGCCGCAATATCCGGCGGTGACCTTCCAGAAGGTGGGCGGCAGCGGCGCGCGCGGCGCGGTGAGCAACCCAGGCCTCGAGCGGGCGTCCTTCCAGGTGTCGACCTGGGCGCGTTCCCGTCCTGAGGTCGTGGTGGTCACGCCCCATGTCCGGAAAGCACTGGACCGCAAGCGCCGCGTGGTGATTGCCGGTGTACCGATCGACGACTGCTTCTACGACGATGACGTCGATTCCAGCGACGCAGCCGAGAAGGTCTCCTTCAACCACATGACGTTCACCATTCATTACCGAGACCCGCCATGACAAAAACCGAACAGATCGTCGCCGCGATGCGGGCGGCGCTTACCGCCGAAGGCCTTACCGTGCGCGACGACACCGATGCCCTGTACAGCTTCGAGAACAAGCCGTGCATCGTGCTGGACGCCGGGGACGAGTACCCAGACCCGGTAGTTGGCATGGGCTTTGTTTACTGGAATTTGGCTGTCCTGGTACAGATCGGCGCCGACGGCCCGGCTCCGAAGATGGCGCCAGAACCCATCCGGGCGGCGGCGCACGCTGCACTCTACGCCGACCGTGAACTCGGCGGCCTGGTGATAGACATGAGCGTCGGACCGATCACCCGCGAGATCGACGAAGAAAACCCGGCCTGCGGCATCACCCGGGTCACCTACAACCTGAAATACCGAACCATGGAAGGAACGGCATGAACCACGAACACGAAGGCAAAGGCGGCAGCTACGTCGTCGGCGAGGACGGCGACGTCAAGCTGGTCGAGCGCACCAAGGAGCCCGGCGAGGAATCGCCGCCGGACGACACGGCGCCCGCCGAAGCAACCAAATCCACGAAGGCCGCGAAAGCGGCCTTTTCTTCGCCGGCCGCCCCGGCTGACCTGTCCTCGAAGGAATAAGCATGGCACTTCTCACCCGCAAGCGCACTATCCTGGCGAAGATCGAATCCACGTATGGCCAGGATCCGACGCCGACCGCCCAGCTCGACGCGATCCTGATGAGCAACGTCAACGTCAGCCCGATGGAAATGACCCTGGCTCAACGCAACAACGTCAAGGCTTACCTCGGCAACAATCCCCAGGTGCTGGCGGCAATCTACGCCAAAGTCAGCTTCGATGTCGAAATGGCTGGCTCCGGTACGCCGGGAACTGCCCCGGCCTACGATGAGCTGCTGCGCGCCTGCGGCATGTCGGCGACCACACTTGCCGCAGCTGTCAGCGGCACCGCGACGGCGGGCAACACCACAAGCATGACCTTGGGCGCCGGCGCATCCGCGGTCGACGGCGCGTACGTTGGTATGACCGTCAACTTGACCGGTGGCGCGGGCGCCGGCCAGAGCGCGGTCATCGCAAGCTACGTCGGCGCGACCAAGGTGGCCACGTTCACCGCGCCGCTCGCCACCGCTGCAGCAGCCACCACCGCGTACACGCTGCCGCTCCAAGTGGTCTACCGTCCGGTGTCGGACAACTTCGAATCTGTGGCGTTTTACGTCAACGTGGACAGCGTCCGCCACCTGATGCTGGGCGCGCGCGGTACCGTCTCGCTGAAAGCCAGTGCCCAAGGCATCCCGATGTGGAGCTTCGCGTTTACTGGCCTGTACACCACTCCGACCGACGTGCCTATCCCGGCCGTGACGCTGACGCAGTATGCGGATCCGCTGGCCATCAACAATCAGAACACCGGCGGCCTGAACATCTCCGGCTACCTGGGCGGCGTGGTCAGCGACTTCAGTATCGACCTGGCGACGTCGGTCGGGTTCCGTTCGCTGCCGGGCGGTACCGAGCAGGTGCTCCTGACCGATCGCCAGCCGTCCGGCTCGGTCACCTTCGAGGCAACCACGGTTGCGGCGAAGGACTGGTGGACGCTGATGAAGAACGTGGTTATGGGGCCGTTCTCGGTCACCCACGGCAAGACCGCCGGCAACATCGTCAAGATCGATGCGCCAAAGCAGCAGTTGACCCAGCCCAGCTACGGCGACAAGGACGGCATCACCATGCTGACCACCAAACAGACCTTCGTGCCGCAGAACGGCAACGACGAAGTGACCTTCTGCTTTATGTAATCCCGGCGCAAGCCACAACCGAGCACCGACCCGCCGCCGTCGCCCTTCGCGTGGGCGCGGCGGTAGGCACGGGCAAATTTATCCACGCGAAAGGAAACACCATGCTTGTTATCTCGAAATCGAAAGACAAAACCCTCAACTGGCCTGTGAGCGTCAGCATCGCCGCAGATGGCGGCCGGACCGTAGAGCACATCTTCACCGGCACCTTCAAGGTGCTCGACGAGGATGAGCGCGAGACCCTGTTCCCCGATGCGGCTGACAAGCTTCCAACCTCCAGCTCCCTCGAAGCTGCTGTCGACGACATCCTGAAAGTTATGACCGACTGGAAGAATGTGGTCGACGAGAACAGGAACCCGATCGACTTCAACCGCGAAACCCTGCTCACGGCTGTGCGCAGTGCTTCCGGGTATAGCGTCCTCCAGGGTATCTGGGAAGCGATGCGCCAGGTTCGTGTGGGTGCACGCGCAAAAAACTGAAGGAAGCCGCCGCGTATTGGGCGCGCGGTGGCAGGGACGATGGCAAGGCCGCGCTGGATGACTTCGAGCTGTGGGGCCTTGCCTCTGAAGAAGTGGCGGCCTGGATCGGTGTCGAAAAGGGCCCGATGCAGTTCGAGGTCTGGCAGGAGAACTGGCTCATCGTCGAGGTGTTCCAGGCGATGGACACTCAGTGGCGCTGGACCGGCGGCATGCAGTCCTTTCAGGCCGGCTTGGATCTCGGCACATTGCCGGTGGTCTACGAGGGCCTGCAGGTGCCGCGTAAGAGGCGCGCGGAGGTCTTCCAGGGCCTGAAAGTCATGGAGCGTGCCGCCCTTGAAGTAATGCATAAAGCGTAACCACCAGGAGCCAGCCTTGAGCTGGCTTTCTTCATTGGAGAATCACATGTCCAAAGCCGTACAGGTAGGCCAGCTCGTCATCAACATGGCTGCGGACATCGCCGAGCTGAAAGTGAACCTGGCCGAAGGGGTCCGCGAATCGAAGGCGGGCGCCGAGAAGATGGCTGCCGAACTCGGCGCCATCAAGAAGGGCTTCCAGGAGGCAGTAGGGCCGCTGCAGGACCTGACCATCAAGATCGGCTCGCTCGAATCAAACCTGGCCCGCGCCCAGTCGACCGCCCTGTCGCTGGGTAAAGGCCTGATCCTCGGCGCCGCTGCCGGCATGAGCATCGACGCGCTCGCGAAGAAAATCAACGGCGTCATCGACTCCATGGCAACGCTGAAGACGGTGTCGGAAAAGACCGGCTCGAGCGTCGAAAACCTGTCGAAGCTGAGTTTCGCGGCGAAGCAGTCGGGCTCCGACCTGGATAGCGTGGCCGGCGCGCTGGCGAAGATGTCGAAGGGCATGGCTGGCGCCGACGACGAGACGAAAGGAGCGGGCCGTGCGCTCGCGTTCCTCGGAGTCAGCGCCAAGGACTCTGCCGGCAATCTGAAGGACCCGGCGGCGATGTTCGTCGAGATCGCCAAGAAGCTGGACGGCTACACGGACGGCGCCGGCAAGGCCGCGATCGCGCAGGCTCTGTTCGGCAAAGCCGGCGCTGACATGCTGCCGACGCTCAAGCTGATCGGCGAGCAGGGCGACATCGTCGCGAAGGTGACGGACGCCCAAGCCACGGCAGCGCGCCAGTACCAGCGCGATCTGGCCAAGCTCGACGCGCAGAAGAACATGGTGTTCAAGACTATCGCGACGGCACTCCTGCCGACGATGACCGACTTCGCCGGCGCCATGCTGGAAGTCTCGAAGAACACGAATCTGGCGAACGGCGCTGTGAAGGACATGGCAAAGGACGACGGGCTAACCAGCTGGGCGGATGCCGCCGCCATGGGCGCGGCGCGCCTGGTGGATGTCATCGTGATGATTCCGAAGCTGCTGTCGGCGGTCGCCGGTAGCTTCAAGGTGGTCGGCGCCGACATCAACATGATTTCGGTCATGGCCGAGAACGCGAACCCGCTGAAAGCCGCGTGGAAGAAGATGAATGGCGGCGACCCGGTCGGCGACATCCGAAAAGCGATGGACGAGCGCAACAAGGTCCTGGCCGATGCGAACAAGAAGTATGACGAGCTGTGGAACTATGAAGGCGATGCCATGGAGAAGGCCATGGCCAAGCGCATCGCCGCGCGCGCCCGGGATCGTGCCGACCGGGACAAGGACGAGAAGGACAAGCCGGCGCTCAACTTCAGCACCGTGAACGACGACAGCAAGGGTGGGCCGCGGCTGGCCAGCCTGATCGCGGGCGCGCAGGCTGAGCTCGACGGCGAGAAGTCGGTGTACGAGTCGCGCATGAAGATGCTCGACCTGTATCACACGAAGTTCGGGCTGGCAGACGACGATTTTTATGCTGGCCGCGCTAATGCACGCGCCGACTACATCGCGGCGGAGGCGGTCGCATATGCGAAGGAAACTTCGCTGGCGCTGGCAGCCCAGGAACAAGCGCGCAATCCGGCAGAAGTCAGCGCAGCGAAGGACAAGTACGCCCAGCTGACGAACGCGCACCGGCAGTTCGTTGAGTCGATGCGTGATGCTGGCGGCGTTGACCGCGCCAACCAGGAAGCAGACGGTCAAAAGCAGTACGACGACATGATCAAGGCGATGCACGCAGCTGGCACCGCCAGCATCATGAGTCTCGACCAGCAGATCGCCAAGCAGAAGGAGCACAACGCCGAAATTGGCAAGAGCAAGGAGCAGATCGAACTGGCCCGCCAGGCGGAGAACGACGCCTCAACCGCCGACATGGCGCGCGAAGCCAAGGCCATCGATGCGTTGCTTAATCAGGCCGATTTGCAGGGCATCTTGGTCGGTCGGGATCGTGAATTCTATGC